GCACCCTCCGCCTGCTGCACGAACGTCTCGCGGCGAGAAGGGCGGAAAAGACGGATGTTTGGCTTTGCAGGGCTCGAGATCAAGCCCTACAGCCAGCTCCCCGACCGGCCGCGCGTCAAGATTGACCGCGTGCGCGTCGAGGTGCAGCGGACGCTGTTCGGCGAGGTGGAGTATCACCTCGTCGGAACGATGGGCGACGAGGGGCGCGCGTATCCGGTCTGTGCGCCAATGAAAGACCTTCCGGACGTCTGGGAGGCGAAAAAGGAAATCGAGGCGCGCATTTACAGGGCGCGCACGGAGGAGATGTACAACCATGGTAATCGGCGTAAAAACGGTTTACCGCCATCCGAAGGGGCGGTTTGAGGTTCGGGAGACCACGCACCATGCTTTCGGGAATACATACACTGTCCGCGAGGCGTTTCTCACGCCGGACGAGGACCGGCGGCGCCTGCCGGAGGCGATGCGCATCCGGCAGAGCACGGAGACAGAGGACAAGCCCGAAATTCACTTTGTCCCGGTTTCAGACTGCGAGGCGAAGGGGTTCGCGGAGCTGTACCGCGATAACGTCACGATCGAAGAGATCGCGCACCGCTTTCACCGCACACAGGAGACCGTGCGCAGCCATCTGCGCCGGCTCGGCGTGATCAAGACGCGCAAGTCCGGTTTCTGGAAGATCGCGGAGATCAGGGAAGCCAAGGACATGGTTAAAAACGGCTATTCGCTTTCTGAGATCGCGCGGAAGTTCAATCGCACGGAAAGCTCGGTTCAGAGCTGCATGTATTCAAGGAGGTGGGCTCAGGCGTGAGCGTCGAGAAGATCAGAAAGGCCGTCGAGGCCGCTGACGGCAACGCACGGCAGATCGGCGAGGTTGTGCTGATGATCGCGGAGGCGGACAGGCACGCGGCCGAGGTGATCGCCGCAGACCTCGACAATCCGGAGATGAGCTTTGACAAGTGCTTCGGCGCGCTTTATGAGTACGCAAAAAAGCACCAGAAGAATAACTCGTGGAGCTGTGGCGGCTATGACATTGATCTCGACAATCCTATAATCAAGGTCATTTGCGATTTTTACAAAATTCCTGCCGAGGCATTCGGCACGGAGGCCCAAACGCTTGGGCATGAAAAACAGCAGGCGGACGAGCTCGACCTGATGAGCCTGCTCTGAGGAGGCACACAGGGGGATATGTATAACGTTGACGATATGCCGCCGATTGACGGCGGCGAGCTCGAGCAGCTCATTGACGAGCACGTACAGCACAGGGAATATCTTTTCTTCCGGCGCAATCCGGGAGACGACCTCGACCCCTTTCTCGGGCACGAGGACGGGTATGAATGCTTCTGCACGAGGTGCCGGGAGCATTTTGTACAGCCGCTGAAGAGCGGCCCAGCGTCGAAATGGAAGTTCTGTCCGCGCTGCCGCGGCGAGATACATCCTTCACGCTGGAACGGCTCGAAGTTTCTCGCTGCTGAGGCGTTCCTGTTTTCCTTCTTCCTGCGCGGAAGGGGGCGCGAGGTCTGGCTTGTGTCGGTGCAGGTGAGGATGAACCCTCATTTTCTCGAGAGCAAATACTGCATCTGCGAAGCGGCGCGCATCGTCTTTTTCGACGGCGGCGCGAAAAAGTGGAAATTTGATTATGCGGACCGCGCGCTTCCGGTGAAGCAGATCGGCATGACGACATGGCATTATGGCATGGGAAATTACTATCCGAGCTATCTCGCGATCGACTCGGCTGAGCTGCGCGGCAGCTGTCTTGAATACAGCTGCCTCGACTCCGCGAACTATGCGCTCGAAGATCTCGCGGCTTATCTCGCGCTTTACTGCCGCTATCCGGCGGCGGTCGAGCACCTCGTGAAGCGCGGCTTTATTTTCTGGCTGCGCGAGCGTGAGAGCCGCGGCGGCGCGCTTTTTCAGCGTCTCATCAATCTACGCGCGGACAGCCCGAAAAAGCTGTTTCGAGGACTCGACCGCGCGGATCTGCGCGTGCTGCTTAATACGAAAGCTTCGCTTGGGTCGGCACTCTTTTATCGAGAGCTCAAGAAAGCAGGCGCGGCGCGAGCGGATGAGGACAGCGCGCACTTCGCCATGTCCTCGTTTTCCGTGTTTTGCTTCTTCGCCGAATTTGTCGATCTATGCAGCTTCTTTGACGCGACGCCGAAGGAGACACGCCGATACATCGAGCGACAGGCACGGCGTGCGGATCAGACGCTTCATGCGGCGCTGGTCGAGCTGCGTGACTATCGTGAACAGCTCGACCGGCTCGGACTTGACGGCGGCCGGCTGCCGCCGGACCTGCACGAGGCGCACATGCGGCTGACAAGGCGCGAGATGCGGCTGAAAAACCGCGAGAGCAACGAGAAGTTCCGCGCACGGCGGCATCTGCTGCGGTGGATGAGGTGGCGGCACGGCGGCTGCTTCATCCGGCCGGTAGACAGCGCAGAGGAAATTGTGCGTGAGGGCGAGGAGCAGGATAACTGCGTCGCCTCTTATGCAGGCCGGCACGCGGACGGCGAGACCATCATTATGGTGCTGCGGCTGTGCAGCGCGCCGCGCATGCCGTGGCACACAGTCGAAATTGACCCGAAAACACTTGAGTGCCGGCAGTGCTACGTGGCGCACAACCGGCGGCGGACGCCAGAAGCGGCGGAATTTATGGAAGCATATATCGATCATCTGCGCGAGACCGCGAAAATGAACGGAAGGAAGGTTATGTAAATGAGTAAAAATGTGGTCGCGGTACGGTCGATCGAGATCGTAACCGCGGAAATCTACACCATCCGCGACAACGCGCGGAAGGTGTTCCTGGACGCTGTCGTGCAGATCGGCACGCGGCTTGAGGAGGCAAAGCAGCTTGTGCCGCAGGGCGAGTGGACGGCGTATCTGACGGATAGGCTTGGATACAAGCCCAGCACGGCGCAGAACTACATGCGCATTGCACGCGAGTTCGGCGGCGGGCAGGTATCTCTCTCTGGCAAGACGGCAGCGGACGCTTTCGCGGAACTCTCGTATTCGCAGATCCTGCCGCTGCTCGGCATGGCCGAGGAGGAGCGTGAGGAGCTCGCCGAAGAGCACGATCTGCCGAGCATGTCAAGCCGCGAGATTGCGGCGCTTGTCAAGGAGCGGGACGAGGCAAAGGCGAACGCCGACAAGCTCAAGGAAAAGGACAAGCTCCTCAGAAGCAAGCTCCGCGAGGCAAACGAAGAGCGCGACAAAGCTCAAAGCTCGCTCTCGGACGCCACGCAGCGCGAAAAAGATCTCGCCGAACGTCTCGACGAGCTCGAAAAACGGTCGGCCGAGGTGCGGGAGCTGACCAAGGAGGAGCTGGGCGAGCTGCGCGAGAAGATCCGCGCGGAGAATGCCGAGGCGGTACGCGCGGCTGAGGCGCGCGCCCTGGCGGCAGAGGAACGGCTCGACAAGGCGAAAAATCCGGCCGCGCACAAGGTCAACTTTTTGTTTGGCGAATTGCGCGGCGTGGAGGAGCGGCTCGAGCAGGCACTCGCGGAGCTTCAGCAGACTGACGAGGCCGCCTGCGAGAAGTTCGCGGCGGTCATCGCGGACTGGATGAGAAAGAAAGGAGATGAGCTCGCGTGAAGCCGAATACCTTTTTCTTTGATCTTGACGATTTGACGGGCATTTGCCTTACGCTTTGCCCTGGTACAGACGAAGGCAAGTTTTCCGAATTTGAGCTTTACGAACATTACTTAAATCTCTGCCGGATCGCCGAGCATACTTTGACGCACTGGATCGACTGCATGCGGCACGGGCGAGCACCGAGACGTTTCTTAGATCTGCCGGAGAACGTGAAGGAGCCGAAGCATACGCTTGACATCGACTGGGATAATGTTGATTTCAGAAATTCCAAATTTCCGGGCGCTGAAAAGTGCACAGACAAAGACGAGGAGACGAAAAATATGAACACGAAACGTGCGGCAAAACTTTTGAAGATTGCCAATTATTACGGCCAGGAGCGGCAGGTCTGCAAGCTGATGGAGGAGCTGGGCGAGGCGTCGAGCGCGGCAAGCGAGGTTTTACAGCTGCTCGCCTTTTCCGAGGACGGCGGCAAAGAGTCCGGCCTCGAGGAGCGACTCGAGCATCTGGCCTCTGAGCTCGCGGACGTCGCGAACGTCACCGAGCAGATTCTGACGCTGTTTGCGCTCGAGATAGACTTCAAGGTGGCGCGGCACGCGGGAATTCAGAAAACCTTGAAGAGAATCAGAGAGGAGGAACAGGCGAATGAGACACGAGATGAGCTTGCGCGGCGGAATCTTCAATGATGCGGTCGATTTGTTCGATACGAAGCTGCGTGATGTTCTGAATACCCTGCTGCGGCAGGGCTTGAGCGAGGGCAGTGTATCACTCAAAGTTAATGTGGAGCTTTGGAACGTGGGAGAGCAAGACGAGAACGGTATCTATCACGAAACCAACAAGACCCATTTTGATTACAATGTTACCTCAGCCATTACGCAGAAAAACAAGTCTAACGGCGAGGTCAAGGAGATGCTCAAGCTGCGCTGCGTGGACGGTCAGCTCGAGCTGCGGGATCTGGACGAAAACACGATCTTTGATCTTGCGGAAGGTGGAAAGGAATAAGAAAAGCCGGCCCGGTGACGGGTCGGCTTTGGGGAGTTTCGCATGCTCGGTAACGCTTTACGATTTCGTCGTACAGCATCTTATCTACCTTCCTTCAGGTGCGCCTCGATGATTTTTTCGAGATATTCGCTCGTGCTTATTCTGTGCTCCTGCGCTTTTCGGCGAAGTTTTTCGATCATACTCGGCGGAAGCATGATTCCGAGGCGGCCTTTGCTGCTGTCGTCAGCGGGTGCAAAGATCTCTTTGCACTCGTCAGGCGTGAGATACTTCTCGCCCCATTCGGCCGCCTCTTCCGGCGTTATCGGCCGGATTTCATCTTGCATTGCGAGGAAAAACTCGCCGCTCCGCTTTGTGTAGAGCTCTTCCGCGCCGTGCGCGCCGACGCGGCGCGCGGTTTCGGTGTTGTACCTTTTTCCTCTAATGAGTTTGTTCATTTCTGCTGCTTCTCCTTCCGGTTGAGCCCGGCAGGCGGAACGCCTGCCGGAAAATTTTTTTCACTTCACCCACTGGCACGCGGCGGTGTCCCAGGTGAGGCCCTGCCGCAGTGTGTTGCGCGTCAGTTCGTACACGTCGCACTTCCGGTGGTGACGTTCGTACCACAAGATAAAACGATCGAGCTGCATTCCTAAAAACTCTTTCTGGTAACACGCGCGGACCCCGACCAGCTGCGCGCGGATTTCTTCCGGCGTTGCATCACAGTTTTTGAGGGTGCCGGCTTCGGCGATGGTCTCAATCTCGGCTTCGATTTGCTCGCGAATCTCTTCGACAATCTCGCGGCGGCGGTCCTCGAGCTGCGGATCATTTTTAACCGCGTCGTCGATCAGCGTGCTTTCATCGCGGCCGCGCTCGTCGATCCACCAGCCGGCCTTAGTCTTTACCTTCAGCACCGCGTCAAGATCCGGGAGCTGATAGGGGTACTGGCTCTTGATGATGCGGATCACGCGCGCGCGGATGTCGACCGCCCACGAAATCTGCTTTTCGGATCCGGTCAGCTGCGGCAGGCCTTCGGCCTCCTGCATCGCCTCCTCGTGCGCGCGGCGCGCGCGGCATTCGCGGCACTCGGTGATGTTTTCAATCGCCCAGGCCTTGAAGCTATCCGCCTCGGCGCGGTTGCGCTTGGCTTTGCGGATCTCGAATTCGCTTCCACAGTTTTTGCAGGTACATACAACTTTTACCAGTGCCATTTTTATTTTCCTTTCTCTGATTGTAACTTTTTAGGGGCGCGCTGTCAATAACTTTCGCGCAAAAGTTGTTGACAGCGCCGCCGGCTTAATACTCCTTATAAACTGCGGTTTGTCGAGGGGGCCAGCGGCCGCGGCGGTTATACCTCCAGCCGGTAGACCATCGCGCCGTTAAGCAGCGCGTAAGTGATGCACTCGTAAAACTCACCGCGGGTGATTCCCTCCGGCGTGCCGGTGCCCTGCTCGATCAGGTGGGCGACGGTCTCGATATTATGGGCGGTCGGCTCGTGGGAAGATACCCAGTCGAGCATATTTTCGTACTCGCCGCACGTCATGGACGTGCAGAAGTCGTTTTTGATGCATACCTTGCGGACGCTGTACGCGCTCCAGCTTGCCTTGATGGTCATTATATATCTTCCTTTCTGCGGAGTTATACCGCCCCGCCCGGTGTGGGTGGATCAGTCAATAGCGCAGTAGGTGAGGGCATCATAGCCCATAGCGGTAAGCGCCTTGGTCATGGATTCGGCTGCGGTCTCGCGCTTGTAGGCTTGGCCGGCGATGCGGAAGCAGATAACCCAGCGCCGATTAAAGCACTTCCACTCAAAGCAGCCGCATCCGGCTTCCTCACAAGCCTGCTTGACCTTGACGGACTGCCAGCGCGGGAGAAGGATCGAGGGTGCATCGAAGTTGCAGGTGCCGCCGTCCTCGACTTGCGCGGCTGCGGCTTTGCCGATCTCGTACACCTTGCGCAGATCATCGCGGAGCTTTGCGTACTTGCCGGTAAGCGGCTTCGGTGCTGCGGGCTTGGCGTCTGCCGGGTAAGCGGTCAGCAGCTCGTCAAAGTCTGCGATTGCGTCCGCCTCGGCGTGTGCCGTGCGGCAGGCGATCTCGTGGCCGTTGGTGGGGTACAGGAGCATAGTCTCGTAGTGGTTTGAAACAAGCTCGCAGGTGTCGAGGATGACGCGGCAGCCGTTGTAGATGTACTCGGTGTGCTTGATGGTGCTCATGGTGTGTACCTCCAAATAAAAATTTATGGGTGCGGGCTTTAAGGGTGAACCCGCGAGAACCGTTTAGCTGTGCATGATGCAACCGCTATGGCTGCGGTCGAAGTCACCTTTGCATTTGCCGTCCTTGTCGTACCAACTGCCGGTGCTCTCTGCGGCAAAGCGGGAGCAGGAAAGGCACATAGGGTTTACAAGGCAGAAGCGGCGAAGGTCGCCGTCCGGTGCGTCCTGATCGAGCCATGCGTCAAAGCCTTCCGGGTAGCGCTTTTCGATCTCGTCCATGCACCAGCCGCGAAGCATTACCTGCGCGGACCAGTTTTCCTTGTCGTGTTTCTCGGTGCTTTCCCATGCGGCGAAAAGCTGATCATCGGTCAGGCTTGCGATTTTTGCGGTTGCTTTCTCGGTTGCGGTCATCTTTCATTTTCCTTTCTGTCCGGGGGTTTATCTCTCTTTCACTATCTATATTATATCAGACTTTCGCACGAAAGTCAATACAATAGCGCGAAAATATCAACTTTCGCGCAAAAATTCTTCAATATCCGGCGTTGCAGGTGCAGGAGCCGACCGCCGGAAAAATGAGACCAGGCGCGCAGATCGGGCGCGATGCAGACCGGGCCGCCGGTCTGGATCCGGCCGGCGCAGACCAGACAGCCGGCGCGGCTGCGGTCTGGCCGCTGCCCAGCGCGCCGCCCGGCGGCGCTTATTACTCTCTAGTAAACCATTTCAGCCCATTCTTGAACGGGCACTATAATTCAATGCCCTCGGCCGAGGACCGTAATGCTTGCATAGGTCCGAAGTTGCCGAAGTGAGGTGTAATTTTATGATTTTTCAGAAAGAAGAAGCAAACGGCAATCTTTATCAGATGTCGCTTTATTCCATCGGCTTTGTGCCGGGGGAGAGTCAGCGACAGCGCGGCGAGCGCAAGAAACAGACAAGCGAGGCGAAAAAGAAATGCAATGCTCTCTCGCGGAAATGGAATGTGATGCAGATTATCGCGTGCAATTTCCACGAGACACGAGACCTGTTCGTGTGCCTTACCTATGCGGAAGCGCCGGAGAACGAGGGCAAGGACCTCGAAAAGTTTAATTCTCAAATGAAGCGTAGACTTGCGAAGTTCGACGTCGAGCATGCCTACATCGTATTTCCGGCAGAACATGAGCTGCCGGGGTGCAGTGTGCGCGCACATTTCCATATCATTCTGCGAGGAATGGAGGGAGCGGGTGCACTCTCGACGATGGCGAAGATCATCGGGGAATGCTGGCCGCATGGCACGGTCGACGTCCGGCCGCTCCGGCAGAACACCGAGTTTTTCGAGGACACCGTAAAGTATCTTCTGGATCAGCCGCACAGCAAGGGGCGGCGCGCGTACTCTTGCAGCCGTAACCTCAAAAAGCCGAACGAGCCGCTCCGGCTTCGTCTGCCGGACAGCGAGGCGGGGGGAAATCCGCCCCGCGCCAAGGGTCTCGCCA